CCTTCGCGCAGCGCGAGAATCTGAGGTATCAGCACCTCGGCGCCAGGCTTGTGCAGCATGACAGTCACGGTGGGATACCGCGCGCCATCGAACGTGCCCAGGTGCAACAGCCAATTGGCCATAGGCTCGGGCTGTGTGTCGTCGCCCAGGGACAGCGTCACCTGTTCGTCATAGACACCGATGCCCAACGGGGGAGCCTGTACCGACAGCGGACCTTCGGCCAGATACGCGCGCCCGGCACTGCCACCATCACGTTGGACCACGATGTCATTACGGACCGCGCTGTCGTCGTCGACCGGCGAGAGATCAGGCGCCAAACCAGCGGCGTTGTAGGAGAGCGTGAGCGCGGGTTCCTGTGTGTACATGCTGGCCCGGTCACGGAATGTCAGCCCAACCCGGCTGCGTGATTCGAGCAGGATTCCGCCGTCTGCCAGCGCTGCATCCTCCACCAGGTTGATGAGGGTTTCCGGCCGCTGAGGACCGACGCGCGCAGAGGTAATGTCCTGCCCGTGGATGCGCTCCACCGGCACATTTTCCTCGGTGCCCAGTCGAAGAATTCGGTTCCAGGCAGTCTCGCCGGTGAATGCATCGTCCGAGTAATCGTAGATGTTCGAGCCAGCGATAGGCATGACCGATAGGTGACCGATGCCCCATCCTTCGGTGCCCGGTCCCCACTGCGCGCCAATGTTGTTCAGCCGTCCGGCCGTACCCGTCAGCGTCTGTGTGTAGCCGTACCATTCGCCGGTCGTGTCCTGCCAGCCGATCCGGTAGTTGAACGTACCGTCGCCGTTGTCCTTGGCCCACAGGCGCAGGCGCACCCACTGGTTAAGCACGTCGCCGGGGGTGAACGTGTGGAATACCAGGTCATTGCCGCTGGCGTCATACCCCCAGACACGCCACATGGCATCACCCTTGTGAACGCCAAGAATCCAGTTACGCACAGCGCCGTTAGGCGACGAGAACCGGATTACCTCGGCGTAGGGCTCATCGAATGCGGGAGCCTTGCCGTAGGCGTTGTAGATGAACTCCACCTGCCATTCCCCCGAGGCTGCCACCGGCACAGGGGCTGACATGGCGCCAGAGGCTTTCAGCTTGGGCAGCGGGTTGGAGGAGGGGAGGTCATCTGCTGCGGCCCACTCAACGCCACTGAGCGCCGCAGAGTCCACGCCTGCGGTAGGCGAGTATGCGCGCGTGGCGTACTGGCCCTCTTCCATCGGCCAATATGCGATGGGGTTGCCGGACGGGATGCGGCGGCGTAGGGCGGAATCGAGAGACTTCAGACCCTGGCCCAACCGGCGCAGGATGCCGTTCGCTTCTAGCGAGACGTAGACGTCTGACTCATCCGGGGTCCACTCGGCTGGCCACGTCGAGACCTCACCAACGAACCGATCCTCTCGGTCTCGGATCTCAGCGCCACCGGCCAGGGTCCACGTTCGTCCCGCGCTGTCGGTGAAGGTGCGCGTACCAGCGGGCTGCGCGGTGAAGTCAGGGTTAGCCACGATGGTTCCGCCGATGCCAGCCCGTACCTCGAACTTAAAGCCTCGGCCGATGAACGGGATACGGTCCGGGTTCGACGTGTTGTCAGACGGGCCGATCTTCAGCGGGGCTGAGGTGTTGACCAGGACCACGGCACCGGCAATGACAGTGTCGGGGCCAAGTTGCTTCCAGGGACCAGCGATTGACGGGGCTGTGTACCAGCGGACCGTACGGCCACCGGCACCGTTGTCAGCATCGAGCGTCACGCGGATGGCACCGCGCTCCGGAATCTCTTGCAGCGAGCGGGTGTAGGACCAGACATTCGTAGGCGACCCCGTCAGGCTGTGCTGAAAGTTGAGCGTCCCCTGATACACCTTCAACATCCATGAACACTGGTTACCGACGGGCTCCCACCTACCGATAATCATCTGGTTATCGGGGCCGTACCAGTTGGGCGAGATCTCCGCGCGAATGTCGATATCACCGGGGATATCCAGTACCCCGGTGTCCGGCGTGGAGACGTAGTCGTTCGGGTTACCAACCATGTTGAGATACCGATTGGTCGCCGGAACGGAAACCCGGATCGGGGTGTTCCTGCCGAACTGGCCGTAGAGCGGGGACATGGCATTGCGGGGGGTGTACTTCCCACCCTTGTTGTTCAGCGTCAGTGACAGCCGGGCGGGGTCCGTAGCCGTTCCCTGGTCTCTACGTCCGCGCGTGATCTGCTTAGCGTCACGGACATAGACGTCAGAGCTGATGTCTGACCAAACGCCGTTGAGCATTAGCTCGGTGCGAATATCCAGCGGAAAGGCCACGGGCCCCACCCTCTCTTTTAGCCGAATGCAGTCTGAACGTTTCCACGTCCCTGCGTCTTTACGATGCGACGGATTAGCCGCTTCATGTCTTCATCCGAGCCGGTCACGTCGACCACCATCCGCTGCTCACTGCGGCTGCTCGCTGAAAGGACACCCTTGGCAGAGATGTCAGCGGTCATGCCCGGCAGATCTCCAGTCAGCCCCTGCAATTGCTTGCGCAGCGCGGGAGCTGTCTTGTCAATGCCGTTCATGAATCCACCGATTACCATCCGACCAGCGGGAGTCAGGATGCGCTTATCCAGAGACTCGGGCCCCTTCCAACTGGTAAGGCTGGAGGTGAGCTCGCCTAGCTTGCTCCGGACGGAACCAAACATGGACGTGATGCCGCCGATGAACCCCTTGATTAGCTGGATACCAGCGTTTTTCAGGGTGGTGCCAATGTTGCCCAGCGCATCCCGAGCCTTACCCGGCAGCTCCCGGACCTTGGCCACAGCCTTGGCGACCAGGTCACCCGCTGCGGCAACGGCCTTAGCACCGGCCAGCTTCATGATTTCCCACACCTTGGAGGCGATCGGCGTTAGTGCTTCGACCACCTTCCCAGGGAACTTGGTAAACAGGTCAATCATGAACTGAATGGCGCCGGATACTGCTGTCTTGGCCAGCTCCCACGCGCCCGAGAAATCGCCACTCAGCAACGCGGCAATAGCCTGAATCGCGGGAACCACGACGGTCGTGATCAGCTGCGCTATCTCATCACCAAGGATGGTTGCCAGCTTTGCGATTAGCTCGATGATCGGGATGAGGATCGGGACCAGCGCCGTAATGACCTGCCCCAACGCACCGAACAGCGGCACCAGGGCGGTGAGGATCGGCGTTAGCGCGGGCAATAGCGCGACGACTAGCTGAGAGATCGGCGGCAGTAGCGGCATGACCGCTGTGACCAGGGCCAGGAACGCATCCACCACGCCATCTAGTACGGGACCCAGCGCAGCAATGATCGGCATCAGCGCATCACCGATCTGGCCGATGATCGGACCGAGGGCATCCAGTAGCTTGGAGAGCACCGGGCCCGCGAACTTCAGAACCTGACCTAGCAACTGCCCCAGTACGGGGAGGATGCTGCCGATGGCGCCGAATAGCGAACTCAGCAACCCCCCGGCTGCGCCAAGGCCAGTCGACAGGCCGCTGAACAGCCCACCGAGACCCTGCCCGAGGGCGCCGAATCCCTGGGCCAGTCCCTCTACCAGCGGACCCGCACCCTTCATGACGTCTTGCAGTCCGGGCATGATGCCCTTGACCAGCTCACCTAGACCAGCGACCAGCGGCTGAATCAGCGGTGCGGCGTTCTTGAAGATGTCGCCCAGGGCGGGGGCCAGTTGATCGAAGATTCCCTGTAGTTGCTTCGCTGCGTCCGCCAGGGGCTGAACGAGGGGCTTAGCCAAAGACTGAAGCGTCTTGGTTACGTGGTCCTTAAGACCACTGAACGCCGTCTGCACTTGCTTGCTCTGCGCTGCCGCAGCGACACCGATGCCGACCATAGCCAGCGGTACAGCAGTAAGCGCACCGGCAGCACCGATGGCACCACCGGCCAGACCAGCCATACCGAGTAGCGCGGGCTTGACACCACTTTTGGCGGCGTTGCCCAGGGAGACGAACGCGCCGCCTAGTCGGTCACCGATTCGGCTCGCTGTGCCTAGTGCACTGTTGCCCATGCGCCGGAAAGACGCGTCAGCCTGACGACCAACACGCTCAGCTTCGATCCGGATTGTTTCCAGCCGACGAGCCGCAGTACGCACACCCGCTGCCAGCCGATCAGTATCAATGCCCAGCGCCACGGTAAGTGATGCGAGCGTGGCCACAAAGACACCCCCTATCTAGTCACCTACGAATTTTCGGAGGTGCTTTGGATTGACCCGCCCAGAGCGGTATTCGCCTGCATCACGTCTTGCCATATTTCCTGAACGGTCTTGCGGCGCTTAAACCACGTCGGCAGGAAATC